TCATACTTCAGCTCTCTTTTTCCGAACTCCATTTTTCAAATCACAAGCTTTTGTTTTTACCTTGGCCATTAACAAACAAGTTTCATTGGTTTCAGAATTTGCTAGCTTATGAAAACTCTGTGCATATCGAACCATTTCGGATTTACTCATTAAGATAAGGTTTTCGATTCGACAATCGGTTTTGTCCTGATTCTTAAATGCAACCACATGATTGTCAGGAACAGGACCATAATGTTTTTCCCATTCATGTCTGTGCTTAAGGGCAAAGACATTGGGTTCAGCAATTTTGATATGAACATATCCATCTTTCTTGTCTATTCGTTCATATCCAATTGGTTTTGTATTCCATACACTTTGGCCTTTTTTAAAACTTGTTCGATTAGCTCCAGTTAAACCTTTAGTACCTTTGTTAGGAGGAGTTCTACCTTTTTCAAAACAACCAGTTCGGCCAGTTCTCCATTTATTGCGCTTACAAAGCCCACTAATATTGTCGATCGAAAGATTTGTATTAAATTTCTCATTGAAACGTTTAGTCAGTTCTTTGCGCTCAAGAGTGCAATTAGACTTTACAAAGTCCAATTGCTGAGCTGTATATAGGATTGGTTTAGCCATGGCCAATTGTCCGCTGCGTATTTTGGAATGCTTCAGGCAGATTCTCTACACCATCTTTCATGCCTCGATACTCAGCAACGAGTTTGGTAGCCTGAAGTTGTAAATTAGCGTTTTCAATAACTGACTTACATATTTCGTTTACAGCTCCAGCGCGTGAAACTTCTTCTTTGAGAGTATCGCCTTTAAGATCGTTATTGCTTAATCGATCTAATTGAGCAAAAAGGTGTTTATTTAATTCTGATAAATTTGACATTCAATATCTCCAGGAAGAATCACTTAATTAAGCTCTCAAATGTTCTTCAAATTCTTTACCAAGAGAATGGGCTAACTCATTACCAGTTAATTCTCGAGTTACCATTCCATACTGTTTTTTAAATCGAAAATTAAAACCGCGACCATCTTCCATATCTCTAACCTGGTAGCCCAAGAGGGCTAACCAGATTTTGAAGGCTAAGAGGTTTTTGCGTTTGACGACCGTTCGCATTACTGTCTCCAGCTGCCTTCTTTAAGCAAAACGTTATAGAGGCACTGATCAATTTCAGATGCATTTACATTGTCGAAGTGATGATTCATGAAATCGCCAATAACCATTAATGTTCGAGTCAAAGATGAGTATCTAAATTTCATGGCAGATCCTCATCAATTAACCAATTGGTGTCAGCCTTTTCTAGCTCGTTTCTTCTTGCTATAACGGCTTGCATCATTTTTGGTTGTGCCAGTGGCTCTAAACTATGAATGTCAATTTCGAGAATATCTAAAGTTGCAATATCTGGAGCAGTTTGGATTTTCACAAGTAAAGAAGGTTCATTAGCTTGCTTCTCTTTTTTTAGTTCCTCGAGGCGTTTATGGATATAGTGCAGCAAAGGCTCACGCTGTTTCGCTGACCATTGGTTTGTATACTTGGTGACGGCATTTACCTCTGTAACAGTCTTTGATTCATCTACACGCTTTTTTAATTCAGCAAGTTTTTTCTGATATTTACCTTCTTCCTCTTCAATGTACTTTTTGCCATTGTTTTGAGTAGATTCAGCCAATTTCGTTGAAAAAACATTATCAAAAGATCCTGCTTTTATAGTTAAACGATTGTTTAGTTCAGTATTTTCTTGCTCAGTTAAAGCGCCGTTAGAATTAATACGATTACGAATAAAATCTAGATCGTCTTTGTTTTGAGCGTTAGAAATTTCACCGATGAAAGCTTCACACAAAACTGAGAATTCAGGAGTTTTCTCTTCAGATGAATCAAATAGTTCATGTTTTTCGCTCTCAGCTTCAGCTTTAATTGCTGCCAGCTTCGCTAATTTTGCATCTTTGGCATTCACAATTGCTTTGAGTTGTTCAGATGTAAAACTGTGCTTCTCAAGGTCATAACAAAGAGATTCAATTTCAGGTTCGGTTTTACTCGAGTCAATACCATCGAGAATAATATTCTTTTCAGCTTCTGCTAATTGCGGATCTGCTGGCACTTCTTTTGATTTCTTTTTGCCTTTTGTTTTTGCCGATTTTGTTTCTGCAGAAAGCTCATCATCTTCGTTTGCATCATTGAAAATCGGATCGCAAGTAGTAACGGTAATTCCAGGATTAATACCAATAAATGCTTGATAAGCCTCTAAATGAAGTTGAGCATTTTGCAAATCTCGCTGAACAACACCATTATTAACAAGTGTTACGAGATAAGTATTTTTAAAATTAAAATTTCCAACAATGATTGTTGATTTCGAAAATTCAATCCAAAAAACTTCTTGGCCATCCACTAACTCATCTAAAGTACAAGGCTTAGTAAAACTAAATCCAGCAAGTTCGATTTTTTCAATATCGATGCAATATTCATATCCTGGCAAAGCGAAGACAGTCGCAGGGAACTGGTCTAATTCTAGAAATTCACCATCTATGTGACGGCAAAGTAGATTTTTACCGTTTTGCAAAGCTGCAAAAGCTTGTTGATTATTTAAAATATTCATCGTTTTATCCTTTTGTTAGTGCTTTGCGTACGTATGGATCTAAGTCGTCTTGTTTTAATAACCAGACAATGTAATCGGTGGGCAGGTCTTTTATGTCCATACCTTTATGTTTGCCGAAAGTCATTTTTGTTGGGATACGTGCTTGTTCTGAGAATAGAAAAAGCGATTGCATATCTTTAATGCCTAAGGCTTTGCAAATTTGCTTCAGTAAAACTGCTGTTAGCAAAATGTCTTGTTTTGCGTTATGAGCATTTCGAATTGATTCACGAGCTTTCAATGAACCATTTGAAAGCATGTAAATTAAAGCCGAAAGATTATGGGCTACATCTGGCCATACCATTCTAGATAAAGCCAATGTGCAAATAGCTTTAGCATTTACTTCTGTATCTGCCAGTTTGATTGCACGAATGTCATAATCAATGTTATGGCCAATAATGTAATGAACACCCTCAGGTAAGCGAAAAGTCTCATAGCTAGGTTTACCAGCGATATCAGACTCAAGAATGTGATGTACTGCCATGGCACCAAAATCTATTGGCTCAGGACAAGAAAAGTACTCATCAAAACAAGCATCTTTATCGACAAATAGTTCACCATTTTCGAGAAAACGAACGGGCACATGAGCGATTTCAATGGGGAACCCCTCAAGATGATGGGTTTCAGTATCTAAAATTAGTGCACTCATGCATGAAGTTCCTGTTTTGCTAATTTATCAATATCGATTTTCACCAGATCAAATTTGGCGGCTTGAATTTCGGCTATAGTGTCGATACCAAGAAATTCACAGACATATTTAACGTCTAGGCCACGCTCATTGATGAATGCCTGCAGCTGGTCGTGTTGCTTATTTGAGATACAACTGGTCTTTTGTGCGTTTGGTGAATTTGGAGCTTGGGCTGTGTTGCCACGTTGCTGTTGAGCCTGCTGTTTTTGTTGCTGAGTAGTACCATTAGATTGACTAGTCAATTGCTTTTGCTGACTCAAGCTTTCTAAATGTCGTTGAATTTCTAGATACTTTTCATTGCATACAGGAAAAAGAACCTCATCAAACTCAGGGAGTTGGTTTCGAATTCCATCAAAGAAATAAGACGCTTGAACTAACGGTGTATCAAGAGGTAACTCTTCGATTTGTTTAAGAGCCTTATCACAATCAGCTTGTGTTACCACATAACCTTTAGATTGGTTTTGGTATTTCTGAGTGTTGTCACGTTGACGTTCATTTTTAATATTATTGTTTGTATGAGTATCAAGGTCGTTTTGCGAGTCATCAATCATCAACAAATTCCCTAGAGCATATTTTTTCGCATAGCTCTGATATGAAGCATTTTGTTGAGTCTTGGAAACTTTCTTATTGCTATTTAGGTCACGGTCAAAATCATACTTAGCTTCACCAGGTACATCACAGCGAATGTATTTCTGGTCTTTGAAAACCATATATGCATAAATTTCAAAACCGTCTGCGGTATCGATTTTTCTTGTAATAACAGTACATTTGTACTTAACAAGAAGCGGCTTTAATGCTTCTTGAATATCTTCAGCAGAGCGATACTTATAACCACCGCCAAATTCGTTAGTATGTGATTTTGGAGCCTTTAGCTCGTTAACAACTTTAATAAAAGTTGGGTGATGAAACACTTGCTCAAGACCAGGTAAATCAAGAGGGCTTAAAGGGGTAGCCTTAGCTAGTGCATCGGAATTAATTGCTGCATTCATTTTTCTTATCCTTATCTTGAGCCAGTGAAGCCGCGAGAACGCTTATAGTTATTGCGGTCACGGGTAGGGATGTTTGTTTCACGTAACTTTATTGCGAGCTGCTTTTTGCGTTGAAAATCAATTTCCTGCATAAGAGAAGCGAAAACCTTAGGACGATTCGCTTTAAACTCATTAACATTTACAGGAGTTTTCAATTCATCTTTTACGATGTACAGCACACTGCCGTTTGCATTAGCTGCATATACAGTCCAACCGATACGAACAGAATAAAGGCCAGTTAATTGGTCAAGACCTATATAGGCTTTAACGCCATCTGGATGTGATTTGAAAGGAGTAGTCATGATTAAGCTGCTCCCTTTGGTTCTTCATAGATCCAGATTTTAGGATTGCTATCAAACTTGGCAGAAAATACATTCGTACCTGTCGTGCGAATAATTACACCGAGATCATAGGCACACTGCTTTTCAGTAATTTTGTGGCCTTTTGTGCGTAAGCGTTGTGCAACTTGCCATGTGTAAGGTTTATAACCATCTTTATTGAGTTCGATAACAGTTTCTAAAACAGTCTTTTGACGGTCTGTAAGATTTAGAGAAGAATTAGACATGATCACGCTCCAACATTTTGTTTTGTTGAACGTGAGTCTTGATCACCGAGATGATGTTCCGAATATCATCTGAATTTGTGAAGTCGTTATAGTTATTACCATTAGCATCGAACACCTGGTCAACTGCTAAATTAGTAATTTCAAACTCACCACTATGCTTGCTGCTGGAATCTGAAAAACTATCAAAATCAAAACTTGCGTAAACGCGGAAACCATCAAGATTAATTACAGCTTCACCTGTGTTTTCAGATGTGATTTTTACAGCAAGTAGACCATAAGCACTTTTGGTATTTGCTGAACTGAGAGCAGGAGGGGTGATTGGTGGCTTAGTAATAAGCTCATAAGCACCAGCTAAGAAAGCGAGAGTGAATACAGAAAATACGCAACTAACTAGCAATGATTTGCTAAGAGTAAAGCCACGATTGTGATTTAAGGCATTTTGTTCCATAATGGACCCCGTTGTTAAGTAAGAAGCCCCGTCGATCCGCCAAGATTTCGGGGCTTTTTGCTATGTATGGGGTAAAATATACCTAAATGGTGTAATTGTGTAAATACCAAATAGGTGTATTGTTCTAAAAATATTTATAAGTTGGTGTAATTTATATTGTTATTTATTTGTTCATGCATAAAAAAACCCGCATAAAGCGGGTGTAATCTCTGAAAAAAATTAAAAAGGTATAGGATGGTTAACATGAAAAACTTGTCCAACTATATGGAAAGCTTCTTTTTTCATTTGTTCTGCACTTAAAAATTCGTCGGGATAATCATCTTTATTTGTGTTTGTACTTACAAGCCTAACTCCTCCATTTGGTGCTCTAAATAACTTCTTAACTTTAAATAATCCACCATGACAAATAGCGAATATACCTTCATTTTTAATTTCTGTTCGACTAATGTCGCAAAAGACTTCTGATCTATGAGGGATTAACGGTGACATAGAATGTCCTTCTGAAAGAAAGGACCTAACACATTCGGGATCAATTTGTCTTTCTCTAAGTTTACTTCTATCAATTTTAATAGTTGACACTTCATACTCATTTGCATCATTGAACATGCCTGGTCCACATGATGCATAAACATTTGGATAAAAAGGAACAGATATCACATCTGAATCATCTAATATATTTTTATCTGAGACAGCATGCGTTTGCAAAGTATATTTTTCAATTAATTCATGATCTGTATCAATATAATACGGCTCAACATTAAAGGCTTCTGCAATTCTTCTAGCGACCTCATCACCAATTCCTTTACTTGGGTTTTTGCCAATATAAGAACTAAGCAGGGAATAACTCATATCTAGCTTATCAGCTAAATCCCTTCGCTCTAATCCATCTCTTTTCATTAAATTCAACGTATTTTTGCGTCTTACGATTGATATAGGGCTTAAAGATTTCATTGAGCGATCTCGGTATTTTTCTTAATGGTCAAATCTAATATCACCATTTAGGTGTAAAAATAAATAACCATAACTATTGCAAGTAATTACACCAATAAGGTATATTTAATTTAAATTAACAACCAAAATGGTGTAAGTGTGTTTAATTTATACAATTGGTGGCGTGGTTTGACACAAGAACAAAGAAAGAATTTTTGTGTCAATGCAAACGTTGGTTATCGGTATATGGATAACCATTTGGTTCACCGGAATAAAAATCCAAGTATCAAAACGGTCGATTCAATTGTCCGGAATTCTAATGGCGAAATTACCCATCAGGGCTTAATCGAATTCTTCCTGACTGAACAAAAAAGCACGATATGAACACAATAAAGAGGGGTTAAAAGAATAGAAATGTACTTCCAAGAACTTTCAAATGATACCGCCAATAATAAATTGCTGGCGGGTAAGTTGCTCGAAAACATGAGTACTCGCGTACCAGTTGAGGTCAGGAAAATTATTGATGATGTTGCTAAGTCAAATGGTTTAGACCGGGCTAAATGGATGAGGGAAGCCATTCGTTTAAAGCTCGAAGTTGATTTAGGAATATCTTCAACTGAAGAGCTCGTAGATAAAAGGAATACATTGAAAACCAATGAATACCTAAATGTATTCAAAAATTTAAGAGCTTTATTACACGCATTAAAAAAGCCCGACGTTGCAGGTCGAGCTTTTCGAGTTCATTAATTTTTAGGAACCAAAGAACATGTCAAATTTATCAGATCATCCATGTAAAAACAAATGTAATCGTTTTAATGGCGAGCAATGTAACACATGTCTGATTCAGCATGAGAATGCTGTTTTTAAAACTGTAACTATCCCTGCGAAACCTAATCATGAAGGTTTTTACTCATTAACTGTGACCTTGCCTTGGTTTTGCATTCATTGTGGGAAACCTAGAGGGCCAGTGAGAGATGGACGAAGTTATGACGGTAGTCTAAATATGTTCGTAAATATATGGACAAACCAATGTGGTCATATCGAGAAATACTCTGAAGTAGTTGCGCATTACTACCAAAATCAAGAAGAAATTAAAGAACTTGTGTCTGCACACAAGGCATTTAAAGAGGTGCCTTAAAGTGAGTATTTCTGACAAACAAAGCCAGGCGAATATTCAGTCTTGGCATGAGCCTGCTTTAAGAACTTTGGCTAGATTACTTAAAAAGCGGAAGGAAAATTTAGCTCGTCAAAACCGAGATGTTAAGAACGCTGCGGTTACACGTGATGAATTTATGCAAGCATTGGTTGATGATCACGGCAAACATGGGATCTATTTGTATCACGCTGGAGTAATTATCTCGAGTCTCTACCGCGCCAAAAGAATTCGTTATCTAGGTGGTTCCTTTATTCAAGTTATTGAAGAAGGGGATGCCAAATGAAAGAGCGCCCTATTTTATTTAATACCGCAATGGTGAAAGCCATTTTAGAAGGTAGAAAAACCCAAACACGTCGTATTGTTAAACCTCAACCAGAGCCTTATCCAGGAGGTGGTCATTGGTGGCGTTGTGATTATGTTCAGTCAATGGTTCGTGTTGAGCAGGAACTCCAAAATCCTTGTGAACTCTATGAAGGATTTATTGATGATGTAAATCCTTTTGGCAAAAAAGGGGACCGACTTTGGGTTCGTGAAACTTTTGGAATGAAAATCCGAAATATTGGCGGAACGCCTCAAGAATCTTATGTCTATAAGGCAGATAAGCCTAATGAAATTGCTTGTTACGATTGCAATGGTGTTGGTTATCCAGTTCGGTGGAAACCATCAATTCATATGCCTCGCTCAGCAGCAAGAATATTGCTTGAAATCACAAATATTCGTATAGAGCGACTTCAAGACATATCTGAATCAGACTGTTTAAAAGAAGGCGTTGGATCAGCAATCTTACGTGACTGCAAAAAGCCTAAATTTATGCAGTTGTGGGAATCAATTAACGGTTCAGATTCTTGGGCTGCAAATCCGTGGGTATGGGTTGTCGAATTTAAGGTTATACAGGGCGGTGAGACATGATCTATAAGTCTGTGCTGTCAGAAATCGAGCAAGGCGCTTTGTTTGTTATTAATCATTCTGGCGGCAAGGATAGCCAAGCCATGATGATTAAATTACTGGAGTTTGTTCCTAAGGAGCAAATTCTAGTAATCCATGCAAGTCTAGGTTTTATGGAGTGGCCTAACGCATTAGAACTTGCCAGGGATCAAGCCGAAGCGGCTGGTGTTCCTTTTATCGTTGCCAGAGCTAAAAAATCATTTCTCGATATGGTTCTGAAGCGATTTTCAGAACGCCCAGAAGTCCCTTCATTTCCTTCACCCAAATATCGCCAATGCACAAGTGATTTGAAACGAGATCCAATTACTCGAGAGATTCGACGTTATGCAAAAGCGAATGGTTTTGACCGTATTGTTAATTGTGTTGGCTTGCGAGCTGAAGAATCCAGTAACCGGGCAAAGCAAAAAATATACAAGCCAACAAAAGAGAATGGAAAAGCTGGCCGTACTTGGCATAACTATTTGCCGATTCATTCACTAACAACCAGTGAGGTTTTTCAAACTATTAAAAATGCTGGTCAGATGCCTCATTGGGCATATCAAAATAATGATCGGTTGAGCTGTATCACATGCATTATGGGCAGTTCAAAGGACCTTATTCACGGCGCAAATAAAAACCCTAAAGTTTATGCGTTGATGTGTCTAGTTGAAGAAATCACGGGGTATGCAATGCATGCAGGTTTGCGCACCCTTCCAGATCTAACCGGTATACATCCAGATTATTCACAATTGAATGAATACCAAGATCTCATTTCAAAATTTTCAAATACGCGCTCTAAAAGAAAACGTATACCAATGCTGGAGGTTACAGCATGAGCAAGTATGTCCCTAATTCATTCCAAGTTGCTAACGCGTTTGTAGACGAAGCTATGAGTAAAATCTCTGATGCTTCAGTTAAAATTTATTTGATTATTAACCGCAAAACACGCGGCTGGGACAAAAGAGTATGATGCGTCTTTCTATTACACAATTGGAGGAATTATCAGGCAAAAGTCACCCAACAGTTGTGAGATGTACAAAAGAGCTCATCAAAGTTGGCTTAGTAAAAAAACATGAGCAATCTGTGTATGGGAATGTTTACTCATTAATTGATAATTATTTTGTTGGAGAGTACATAAATTTCCCTTATAGAAGTTCAGTACTCATTCAATCTTTTAGTTTATTTAATGGGCAACTAGTTAAAAATTTTAACTACCAAAAACCTGTACCTAAAAAAGTATCTAAGGGTAAAAAGAGTAAAAATCTGTGTTTAAATTTTCCTCAAAAATCTCGCTTACTAGTTAAAAATTTTAACTACCTCAAAAATGCTAGCCAGTTAAATTTTTTAACTACTGCTAGTAAAAATTTTTTACCCCTACTAGTTAAAATTTTTAACACACAAAACACACTATCAAAACCAACTTATCAAAATAAAAAAAATACATGGTTTGTTTTGGAAAATTTGAAGTTTGAAATTTGTTCAATCAATCCCTCACTTGATACCGACGAGATTTTCAAAGCTACCTGGTTCGAGAGAGAACTTAAAGCATTCAATGGATTTAACGAAGGTCGCAATCACTCTGATTATGACATGGCTAGATTCTTTGCGGAGTGGATGCTTAAGGCACGAGCTAAATACGCAAAGATGAAAACACCGGCACCACGCCAAATCAATTATTCAAATGGTCAGTCAGCTCAACCATCTAATCAGATTCCTGAAGTAATTACTTTCGCTTCTGACAAACAACTTTTTATGTTTGCTCGACTTCTTGTGAATCATCCTGATTTCAAAGATTCGTTTTGTCATACCGGTGAATCATGGATGGATGCTGGAAAACGTATGGCCAAAAAATTAGTAGATCCACAGCAACAAAAACCATTCATTCCATATCTGCTCGAGATGGGTTTTAAAAACTCAACTAAGGAGACGGCAGCATGATTACTTTAAATACAACTTCTGGCATTCAAAAACTTAAAGAGATCCTTCAGGAATTTGATTCATGTATGTACATCGAACGTGACAATTTTTTTGATAAGCATTTTGACCTGGTGAAAAGCGAAGAAGACATTGAGCAAATGCGTATCGCAGTTAAAGCCGCTGAATTAAAAAAGGGTAGCCGCGTAAAGGTGGATTTCACACATATACCAGATAAGGGACAAGAAAATATCCGTTTTGTTGGTAATGGTACCGTTGATCTTTTTGAAGATAACCGGGTATTTGGCCGTTTAGATGATGGATGTCCATTTTGCTGTTTAGTCTCAGATATTGAAATTCAGACACCTGACGATACACAAAGCAAAGTTTCAAAATTAGGTGTTGGCCATGATGAATCTAAGGCTATCAATAAAACTTATTTGTTTCTTCTTTTTGTGTTGGGTTGTGCAGTAGTTAAGGGGTGTGGCCAATGAACGCAATTTGTGAAGTTTTCGATGTAGAAAAAGCGATAGTGCTTAGTAAAAAATTGCGAGATAAATACAACCGCAGCGGGCTTTCTAACACTGATTACAACGAGTTACTTCGATTAGAAAGGGCTATAGAACAAGCGAAGTCTGAAGAAATATTAAAACACCGTCCAGAGGGTGCAACACATTGGCAAGCTGGAGTGTACTACAGAGTTAGTAAATACGGCGTATGGGCAAGATGGTTTAGAAGCAACTGGATAACTACCTTTGTGTGGCCAGACGGCGTCATGACCCCATTATCAAATAAAACAGAAGGTTGCCAGCCATGAGTGAGCCTAAGTTATCACAAAGACAGTTGGTGCTCATACGTCGAGCTGCCGAAGATGCCATTCATGCTTGTAATCGACATTACGGCCCTTTTGTGGACGTAGTTGCTCATCCTTTGAATATATGTGCTTTAGTTGATATGGCTCAAATGAACATTGGGCATCAAGAGAAGATGGATGAGCTCACTAAATTACTTAGTATTGCTTTAGGTGATCTTAATGTTGCAAAGAAAAATTTAAGAGACAGATATGCAGCATTTCAATTGGTTCGAGAAGAAATTGAAGGACTACAAAAGAGCTTAAACACCTTAAGTCAAAAATTTAAACAAGATGCTCATGCATCCTCACAGTTGGGTGACTTGAGTACATCACGTATTTACAACTCTATTGCGAATCAATTAGACCAATTAGTTAAAGGTTGCGAGAAATGAATAAAGTTCTAATTGGAATTGATACAGGCGTGCATACAGGCTTTGCAGTGGCTTTTGATCAAGGCAAGGGTGGCGAACTACAAGAAGTGGAGTCTTTAACAATTACGCAAGCAATGAGCAAAGTTTTGGAGTTCGCAAAAGAGAACGGCAAAGAAAATCTAATGCTGTTTATCGAGGATGCTCGTTTGCGTACCTGGTTCGGCCGTATTGATTCAGAACAAAGAAATATGGTGCCGGAGTTCGTGAGGGTATTGGATCTGTCAAACGTGATGCACAGATTTGGGAGCAATGGTGTATCGAACAAGACTTGAAATACAAGATGATCCATCCAGCGGCAAATAAACCAAAACTGATGCAAAGTATTTTTCAAAACTAACAGGGTGGGCAAAGAGAACAAATGAACATGCCCGAGATGCAGCAATGCTTGTATTCGGGCGATACGCAAAGTTTTGATTTGAAGTAAAGGTTTTATCAAGTTGTTTTTAAAAAATAGTAAAGGGTAATTAGGAAGGCGATTATGTTGGTTGAAAAGTTTGATTTTATTGAGTTACTTCGTCTTGCTATTGCCCAAGGCAAAGCTGAAGGAAAGAAAATCTCCAAAGATGTTGTGTTGGGTGAGCTGGCTCTACTATCTCCAGCTGCAAGACTCTGGGCGACAGTGTTAGTTGAAAAGGTAGATTTTGAACGCATTGCAATCATCACACCTGCTCAAAAGCAAACAGAAACATTTGTGAGTAAGTATGACTCGAGTTATCAATCTGAGCGCATTATTGAAGATATACCAGGTAAAGTTGAGTTTGTACGAGGGGAGATAAAATCAGGCGATTTTTTCAGAGCCCGAAATAAATTAGCTGTAAAAATTCATCAAGAGATGATTAAGAAAAAATTTAAGCCTACAAACGCACATGGGGATCTAACAAATTTAGCTAAAGGTATAGCTGAGATTGTTTTGCGTAGTCATGTTTTTGTAAAAGGTATGTGTGGAGCATGTCAGGGGATTGGCAAGCTAGAATTATTTAATTCAAGTGGTCATCCTGATGGCTCAAAATTTTGTGAAAAATGTAATGGAACAGGAAAGCGACCATACACACTTAATGAAAAAATGAAAATTGCAGGCATTAGTGCAACGAAAACTGCATATATAAAGAGCTATCAAAAGTTTGAGTGCTTTGGTGAGTCTATTGTTGCAGAGTGGGAAAATGAAATTCGCTCGCGTATTTCGCGCTCATTTCGTTTCGAACTTCCTGAAATCAAAGAAACTTGTGCTTGACAGTTGGGTATACACTTGAGTATAAAGATTTCTAAAATGGGCGAAATGTAAAGTAATCGCCAGTAAGAATTTAAAAGCTCGCCAAAAGGTGGGCTTTTTTATTGCCCAAAGAAAAACTCGGTTCCTAACGGATACCGAGTTTTTTTATATCGAGTAAAACTGGGGACGAAGTACTGCGGTAACAGTACCTCGACCTCCTGACAGCCTTAGCCTGTCAAAAGCAAGCCCAGCCTATCGTGCACACGACCGGTGAAGGCTATCAAAAATAGAAGCTTTTGCACAGGAAAATTTTTATGAAATCAAAACCAATAATTCCATGGCAAGGTGGTAAAACCCGTTTAGCTAAGGATTTGTTGTGTAGGTTCCCAGAACATTCATGTTATGTGGAATTATTTTGTGGTGGAGCAGCATTATTTTTTCTAAGAGAGAATCAAGCTAAGACTGATGTCATTAATGATTTAAATGGTGAGCTTGTTAATTTATATCGAGTTGTACAAAATCATTTAGAAGAGTTTATACGTCAATTTAAATGGTGTATTTCGAGTAGACAGGTTTTCGAATGGGAAAAGCTGAAGGTGCCAGATACTCTTACAGATATTCAGCGTGCAGCAAGATTTTATTATCTTCAGCAACATGCTTTTGGCGGTAAAGTTTCTGGTCAAAGTTTTGGGTATAACACAACTGGTCGTCCATTAAATCTTTTAAGGATTGAAGAGTATTTAAGTGCTGCTCATCTACGTTTGAATGGTGTTTATATTGAAAACCTTAGTTGGGATATATGTTTTGATAAGTATGATCGAGAACATACTTTTTTTTACGCAGATCCGCCGTATCTTGATACCGCTGGCTATGGAATAGATTTTCCACTTGAACAGTATGAGTTGCTTTCGGAAAAGATGAAGAACTGCAAAGGCAAGGTAATGCTTTCCATTAATGATCATGAAAAAATTCGTGAAATATTTAAGGGATTTAATTTTGCAGTTACATCAATTAAATACTCTGTCGGACGAGATTTGGCTGCTAAGAGTAAAAAAAGCAATGAACTCATCATTATGAATTATTAAGTTTTAATATTGCCGAACGTATTACGGCGCAAATGGCCCCGCTAAATATCGATTATTGGCGGGGCTTTTTACTTTATATGTTAAGCTGCCATTCATAATTTAACGGATTAGCTCAATGTATATTTGTATTGGCGGTGATTTAGACGGTGAAGTTGTTAATAACCGTGAAGGTACATTTTTTGAAGCAAGTGAAATAGATCCTAGCAAGCAGTCAACTTACAACCGCCAGAGCTACATTGTAGAAGGGCAAACTTATCGTTTTTGGCTTTGTGCTGAAATGCCTTATGTTGAAGCAACTAAAATCGCTAACAAGTATCTCGCTGAAAAATACCCATATCTTTCTTAATTAAAAGTTTAAACAAATTAAGCCCACCCATTGGTGGGTTTTTTATTGTCTATTTGGAGTATTTATGACTGAATTTCAAAAAATAACTTATGAAATTGGACAGCTCCAAAGTGAGCTGAATCACACAGGCAGTTGCACAACTAAAGGCCTAACCCAAGATGAAATCGCTCAGTTAGATGAGCGATTTTTTTTGGCTATTGAAAAGCAAAATAAATTAATTGCTTGTCTCAACAATAAGCCAGAGGGCTTCCTATAAGAGGCTGCAGTAATGGATGATAAAGAGTACTTTTGGCTTACACGAAAAAAAGAACCTAAAACCAAACCTAAAAGCAGACCACTACCTAAAGCTACTCTAAAGTATTTAGAAGCAGAAGAAGAATTTACAGAAGCTTTAGATAATCTGGAAATTAAATATGAAAAGAAATTCCAGTTTAAATCTACAAAACATTGGCGATTTGATTTTCATTTAATTGAACATCGCATATTAGTTGAAATTGCTGGTGGTCCATGGTCTGGTGGTCGCAAAGGAAAGCTTTCTACAAAGGCGTGGAGCTTGGATCGATACGATGTGGCTGAAGAAATGGGTTATACCGTGGTTCGTTTAGAAGCAGCACCTAGATTTAAGATTAATGAATCTGGACCCTTACAGATTCAGGCTCATTTTGCTAGTCAGTGGCTTAAAAACTTAAAGAGGCAAATTTTTAATGGATCAGATCAGACCATTCCCACCAACTGAGTTTGTTGATCAAGCTGAAGAAGAGGAAGCAATTCGTTTAATACCGGCACCAGATTTAAAAAAATGGGTTATTGCAAATTACTTAACGATTGGCGGACCTCTTCATAACCCGGATCATGACCATATTGCAGAGCTACTTCACGACAATGAAGAATTTTTAGCATTTGCATGGGCTTCTTCTGCATATAAAAGCAAGCAAGCTATGGTATTAGGCCAGTGCGAGAAAGTAATGTTTAACGTGGGTGGTTGGCGTAAAGCAAGACAAGAGCAACAAATGCGCGACTGGTTTGGTGCGGTACCAACTTACTTAATCACCGTTGATGCTTCATTTTGTGAGCGTGCTAATGATACAGAGTTCTGTTATTTGCTTGAACATGAGCTATATCACATTGGTGTTATGAAAGATGAAGATGGTGAAATCATCTATAGCGACAATACCGGACTACCTAAACATTATTTAGCTGGTCATGATGTAGAGGAGTTCATAGGTGTAGTCAAACGTTGGGGGCCAAGCAGTAGCGTTAAGCGGTTAATTGAAGTCGCCAAGAATCCGCCGTTTGTCTCAGACTTAGACATTTCAAAATGCTGTGGAAATTGTGTAATCAACTGAGCCTTCGGGCTCTTTTTTTTGCCTTGATTGTTGTACGTAGCTGTACGGAGTTGAATTTATGGCAGCACTAAAAGAGCCTGTGAAAATATTTATAGTTCAGTCTCTTGCTTGCCGTGATACACCTCAAGAAGTGGTGGAAAGCGTCAAACAAGAGTTTGATGTGGACATTAGCCGAAGTCAGTGCCAATCATATGATCCAACTAAATATTCTGGCCGTAACTTAAGCCAAAAATATGTAGAGCTATTTGAGAAAACCAGAGAAGAGTTTGACAAGGGCTTAATTGATATTCCAATTGCTAGTAAGTATTACCGATTAAAGCAATATCAAAAACAACTGGAGCGGACGAGAAACGTCAAAACAGTTTTAAAGATTCTAGAGCAAGCTGCTAAAGATATTGGTGGACAGTTTACTAATCGTCAGGAAATAACAGGTAAGGACGGCGGACCAGTCCAAACAGTTAATTCTGAAATTCCAGTTCCAATGGAAGATTACTTAAAAGCGCGGAAGGAGGTCTTAGATGAGTACTGATGCGGCTCGGGATAAAGCAATCCAGATCGAGGCGCAAGAAGATTTATATTTCTTCACAAGGTACATGTTTAAGGAGCGCCGTGGTTATAAATGGATGCAGAACTGGCACCACTTAGAAATCTGTGAAGCTTTGATGAAAGTTTATCGCGGTGAAACTAAGCGGTTAATTATTAACGTTCCACCACGCTATTCTAAAACAGAAATTGCTGTAATTAATTTCATGTCATGGTGTTTCGGTAAAAATCCAGACTCGGAATTTATTCATATCAGTTATTCGGCAATGCTTGCTGCTAATAATGCGTTTCAAGTAAGGACACTGGTACAAGAGGAAGCCTATAAGAAAGTCTTTCCTGACTTTACATTACGAGAAGATAGTAAGGCTAAAGACTTCTGGCGAACTTCTGAAGGTGGTGTCTGCTATGCAACTGGTACAGGCGGTACCATTACTGGATTTGGTGCGGGAAAACTTCGTAAAGGCTTCGGTGGTTGTATCATTATTGATGACCCACACAAAGCACATGAAGCATCTTCTAAAACAATTCGAGAAGGTGTGATTGACTGGTTCCAGAACACACTCGAGTCACGTACAAACTCACCAGATACACCGATTATAGTCATTATGCAGCGACTTCATGAAGATGACTTGGCTGGATGGTTACTAGGAGATAGAAAAGACGGTATTCCTGTAGCTGGTGGTAACGGCGAAGTGTGGGAACACCTTTGTCTTTCAGCCATTCAAGAAGATGGTTCTGCTTTATGGCCTGCAAAACATAATATTCAAAAGTTGAAACAAATGGAGCAAGCTGCGCCGTATGTTTTTGCCGGGCAGTATCGACAAATGCCATCACCGCCAGCAGGCGGTTTTTTTAAGCCTGACAATATTGAAATTGTGGACGCTTTGCCTGCGGATGTAGTGAAGCAGGTACGAGCGTGGGACTTTGGTGCAACTGAGAATGAAGGTGACTTTACTGCAGGTGTTAGAGAGGCTTTAGGCGCAGATGGCTATACATATATTGTTGATGTAACGAGAGGGCAACTTGGTCCAGACAACGTTAATAAGCGCTTAAAGCAAACTACTGAGCTAGACGGCAAAAACGTCACTGTTCGTATACCTCAGGACCCTGGTCAAGCTGGTAAATCACAGGCTAGTGCTTTTGTAAAACTTCTAGCAGGTTATAGCGTGATTGCTAAGCCAGTCTCAGGTGACAAGCTCACAAGGGCTCAACCATTTGCTGCTCAAGTTAACGTGGGTAATGTGCGAATGCTCAAAGGTGACTGGAATAAGGCCTTTATTGAAGAACTTCGAAATTTCCCTAATGGGACAAATGACGACCAGGTTGATGGTGGTTCTGATGCTTTTAATGAATTACATGAAGGCTTTGAAGTCTTCTTTGCTGATATGGGATTTGCTCGATGAGTGACGTAACTTTTAAACATCCTGAGTATGTTAAAAACTTGCCATACTGGCAGAAGCTAGATGATGTGTGTGAAGGTGAGGATGCTGTAAAGTCTAAAGGTGAAAAGTATTTACCTAAGCCTAATGCGCATGACAAAACTCCAGCCAACGAGAGTGCTTACTTAGCTTATTTGATGCGTGCTGTGTTTTATGAAGTTACAGGTACAACATCAAATAGTTTAGTGGGTGCTGCATTCGCCACAGATCCAAGTTTTAAGTTTCCATCTCAGCTTGAACATTTAGAGCGCAATGCTAACGGCGCAGGGTTAAGTGCTTATCAATTGGCGCAGACGGGCATTCGACACTTATTGAAGCATTACAGATGCGCTTTGTATGTAGACTATCCATCTGTTACTCCAGCACGAAATCTTGCTGAGTTTAAACAACAAAAAGCTTATCCGATGATTCATTTATTGAATGCCATTGATGTGATCAATTGGGATTCAATGATGATCGATAACCAGAAAAAGCTTTGCTTAGTGGTCATCCGTGAATTTACTTCTGAACGAGGTACTGATGGTTTTAGCAAAACTGAGGTAGAGCAGTATCGAGTTCTTCGTTTAGAACCTGATAGTGAAGAAAATTATATCTATTCAGTTCAGGTTTACGCTAAAGGCGATAAAGGTACATGGGTAGGAGGAGAGAAGAAGTTTCCGACTGATTATAACGGTGATTTCTGGTCATATATTCCTTTCACTTTTGTAGGAGCTATTGATAACTCCGAAGAGATTAAGAAGCCTCCATTGCTACCATTAGCTAATCTTAATTTGGCTCATTACCGAGACAGTGCGGACTTTCAAGAGTCCGTTTTCTTTATGGGCCAACCACAGTTCTATGCAAAGGGTGTCAATTGGGCTTGGTACGATGAAGCCAAAAAGCGTGGCATTTATATCGGTGCAAAAGTTCTATTACCTTTACCTGAAAACGGTGATTTGGGGATTGTACAAGCAGATCCAAATACTTTAGCTCGGGAGGCTATGAAGGATAAATGGGAACAGATGAAAGAGATGGGTGCCCGTTTAATTGAAAAAGGTTCGGCAACTAAAAAGACAGCTACTGAATCAAACAGTGATGACGCCGTGCAGCATTCCGTTCTTTCATTATGTGTCGTGAATATGAATGAAGCCTTTTCAATGGCTTTAAGATGG